ACGGATGGTGGCGCGTGTGGGTCACGCAGACCGCAACGTCCAGTGGGTCGGGAAGCAACGCCCTACTTGTTTACACGTCACAGGATGGTTTGTGGACCAACCGGAATTATTTGGGCGACGGGACCAGCGGGATTTATATGGCCGCGGCGCAGTTCGAACCGAACGATGTCACATCGCCGAAATCTTATAACGCGTCTGGGGCATCGGCCTATTTCGGGCCGCGTTTAGATTATAACCCAGCAACGCTTCAACCGCGTGGGTATCTGATCGAAGCTCAGAGAACAAATAGCATTAGAAATAATACGAGGCAAGGTGGCGTTGCAGGGTCACCCGGCACTGCACCTACAAACTGGTCTATAGCAACAATTCCGGGGGTCACTATAACAACATCATACGGCATTGAGAATGGGATACCATATATCGAAGTAAGCTATAACGGAACCAACACAAGCGGTGCTTTAGCATACCCAACAATTACACCAGAGCAAACAAATAACGTTGCGGCGGCATCCGGGCAGACATGGACGCATTCGGCGTTTGCAAAAAAAGTGTCAGGCGCAGATAGTGAAAGTCAGTGGAATGTTGGTGTTGTCGGGCGAGATTCTGGTGGGGCTCTTGTATCCGGCGAGTCAAACACAACTGATTTTGTTGGAGGGGCGCGTCTATCAGATAGTCGTGTTCAGGTGTCGCGCACGTTTGTTAATGCGGCAGTAGCTTTTGCTCAACCTCGGATTACACGGGATTCGCTTGGTATCGGCGCGACCATGGACATCACGATAAGAATTGGACTTCCGCAACTTGAGCAGGGCGCGTTTGCTACGTCTGCTATACCAACGTATGGCGTTGCAGCGACAAGATCAGGAGATATTGCAAATCTCATAACACCTCCGCCTTATAGTGCTACAGGAACGACATATTACGCAGAGTTTGAGCGTCAAGGGACACCAGTTAATAGCTCTTCCGAGGCATCGTCCGGCGTTTGGTTCTTCGGCACAAGTGGTGGTACGCAAGTTTCCGCACCTTTTGGTTATGGAGCGGCGAATCAAATACGGGTCGATCTTTACGAGTCCGGTACGCAACAATGTGCATTGTCTGATTTTGCCACACCTTTCACGGTTCATAAATTATGCGCTCGCGTTGCCCCTAATGACGCTAGAGCCGCGTATGATACAGTGCTAACCACATCTGACACTACGGTTGTTATGCCAGTAAGTATTCCGACAACCGTTCAGGCTATTGGTCGCCGTGAGAATGCAACACACCAAATGCACGGATGGTTAAAAGATTTCAGGATATACGAAACGGCGGCCCCAGACGCAAGTTTACAGGCCATAACAGCATAAAGGAAATAGATCATGGTTGATAATGCGTTGCGTTGTACCGAGAATGATTACCCTTCCCTCCTTGGATTGGCTCAAGCTATGGGTGTTATCACTATAGAAGGAAATACTGTTATCCCAGCAGACGGCATCACATGGGATTATATCGGATACAAGCGCGTTGGCGAACCACCAGCAGAGGGTGAGACAGACACACGCACAATACTGTCAAACCCGCAAGGCCATAAATACGTCCACATCAACGTGCGCACACCGTTCTCTGTTGGTGAAATGGCAATGACAGCCGCTGCATCCAACCCTGCTATCGCCGCTGCATTGGGTGACCCGTCACGTTTCTTTGTGACAAACCCAGACGGAACCGCAAAAGACCCTGAATTTCCAATGAGAGTGTTTCTGTGAAACGAATTACCAAAGTATTCAAGGACCTAATGACACCTGATGACCAAGGCCAAAGCTGGTACGCTTGGGCTACGAATCAGATGTCACACGCGTTTCTTGGTGCTTTGATTGCTACATTCGCTGGGGCCTATTGGCTTGTCACCGTTCTAGGCGTTGCAATGGCTAAAGAAGGCTTTGATTTATACAAGGTATTTAATAGCCGCGCTATTGTTGACAGCATCACAGACGTTTTATTCTGGGTCGGCGGCGCAGGGGTTGTTGCAGGTGGTGATTATCGGTACTGGTTTGTTGGTGGGCTGTTTGTCTTGTTTATTGTTGGTGTTTACTTTAGGACTGGGAAGAAATGAACAAAGATAAGTTAATTAACGACTTAAAGCGTGATGAGGGGTATGTCCCGCACGCATACGAAGATTCACTAGGATATTTGACAATTGGATATGGAACGTTAATTGACAAGCGTGGCGGCGGAATTCCAGAAGATGTCGCATCTATTTTGTTACAACGCCATGTTGATGACAACATCGCAAAAGTTAATAAACAGTTACCATGGCTATCTAAGCATCCTGAACACGTACAGCGTGCAATCCATAATATGGCATATCAGCTTGGTGTAGCAGGATTACTGTCTTTCAAAAATACATTGCGCTTGGTGGAGCAAAAACGCTATAATGAAGCTGCGGACAATGCTTTATTGTCGCTCTGGGCTAAGCAAACGCCAAATAGAGCCAAGCGCACAACCGACCTTTTAAGGGGTATAACATGACTCAAGATACCAAATCATTCCTGCAATCCCGTACGATCTGGGGTGCATTACTCGCTGTTGTTGGTGCCGTGTTGAATGGTGCTGGCTTTGATACCGGCTCACTTGGTGGGCTCGAAGGTGAGATTGTCACCATTGTTGGTGGCGCACTTGCCGCGTATGGCCGTGTAAAAGCGGTGCGAAAAATCAAGTAAAACCTAACGCCCTTCGGGGCGTTTTTTTATGGGGGATTTTATGTCGAGACATAAGCGCAAACCCTTCCAACGTAAAGGCCCGATAGTCGATTTGTTTAATGAGCAATGCGGCTTTTGCTGTTATTGCTCTGGTAAAATGACGCTGAAACTTGGGCGGCATAATACCGCCACAGTTGAGCATATCTTACCAAGATCACATGGTGGTAAAGATCATTTTAACCGGGCGGCTGCTCACGCCTCTTGCAATCAAGAAAGGGGCAATACGCCCCTTTTAATTTATTTAGCTGAACGTCTGGACTCTAGTCGAGCCCCAGCAACTTTTTTAACTCGTCGTCACCAAATTCAACCTTCCCTTTATACGCCTTCTTAACGTGTTCAGCACAATAGGGCTTTTCAAATTCAGCCTTACACCCACACCACCCGTCGTCCAAAGGCCACTGGCAATTACCCCTGTCTGGTAACATCGCCAACAAGCGCGGCTGTTTGATTGGCTTCTTACGGCCAACACGAACGGATGACATGACGTTGTTGCCGTTTCCAATTGATAGACCTAATCGGTGGGCCTTCCCGCAGACGGAGTTCTTTGAAAACCCAAGCCTATCCGCTATTTGCCTTGCGGAAAAACCATCTTTGATTAGGAACTTTAATTTCTCAACAGCCTGTTCAGGCCATTCTTTTGGCAGCATGACGCTCTTTCCTTCTGATCGAGTTAGACAAATCCCAATAAATTAAAGCCGCCTCGGATGGGCGGCAATTGAATGGGAAGAAACGGGATACTTGGTAGAAGGGATATTCGGGGACAATGATACTGACGATGATCCCGTCATCACTGGATTGACTTAACTCTACGCCAAACCCATCTGACATAAACACATCTACGATGTAGTCCATAAAGTCAATTGTCTCGTCCATTTTGTTTCCCCACGATAATCTTTTGTATGGCATTGAGCTGGTTTTCCAACTTCTTTGCTTTATTTATTTCTGACTTGCAGGCTAGCTTAACACGAACGTCAAAATTTTCAAGAAGGTCGTGATAGCTCAACTCCACCGCCTGCAATCTTTTTTGCAAACGGTGGATGATGTCGTCTTTCGTTTCTGGTGGGTTGTTATCCATCTATAAAGCTAACGCGGAAATGTGCTAGATGTTTTTCGGACGGCAGAAGGCCTTTGCAAGCGTCAACGTGGGCGAGGATGTTGTATTTTTGCCACGTGTGTCCGACTGGGTGATGGCGGAGCTCAAACTCTTGCTTTGATACAAACGCATTTGCTGCTGAATCGAATAGTTCTAGGAGGCGTTCTTGATACGCAACCTCCACACGTTCTTTCTCTTGACCAACTCTGGTGCTATTAACCCAAATTACGCGCAGTTCCATTATACATACTTCCTTTGTTTAAAATAAAGGACAGGGCCGGGATTGATACGGCCGCCCGTTGATGCCGAGCCCCTGATAACAACCATAACGGATACAGTCACCTAAGTTCTGTAATTACGTTATCCAAGTGCGTTTCCCCAACCAACGCCGCCTGTCCAATCTAACCGTGTGCGCATCCGCCGGGTAAGGCCCAACAGCACGGTTAGACAAGAAAGGCTGGACAGGCCCCGACTTACAATCATGACTACGCGGGAAGCAAGGTTATGAACTTTACTGCCTGTCCAAGGATACACCCGCCTACATCAATGACCCAAGTGATACTTAGGCGTTCGGGGGCGTATCCCAAGAAAGGCTAATCAAAATTCTATCACATCCGCGATTTCAAACAATCCCCAATGCGACACGCTAATATATATTTTATTATCTATAATGTGGTATTCTTTCATGTTGTCCTCACATGTTATACGGGCGTGAATCTAAAAAGTTATGGTCAATAATGCGTATCTTGTTTGGCTCTTGCAAATGATACGTCGAGTTCATCGTCTCCGCAACCATCTTACCAAAATCCAAGCGACAGATACGTGACGTTGTAATACGCGCACCATCTGGGAACCGGGGTTCCGCACCTTCGATACGTCCGACAAGGGCAGTGTATCGCCCGGATCGGATAAAT